CGCGTGTAGCACTCCGCACCCGCTCCGCACAAGACAGCCGTAATATATTAGGCTTGAAGGGTTGCGAACTCCTACCCAGATACGGACAGGGCTATTATATGACCCCTGACGGCTTGAAGCTGTACAATGTCCCCATGATAGACGCGGACAGCCTGCACAGCATGGTAAAGTATTGGAGAAAGCAACGCCCCCGCATCAAGCTATTTTAAGCCCAGGACAGCCCCGGACAGGTTCACAGCCTGCCGGGGTTTTATTATGCCCTGACGCGCTCAGACAGCCCAGGACAGTCGCAGCGCGTCCCGTGGTGTAACTGCCCACCCGCAGCAGAAACACGCCCAGGAGGGCGCACAGCGTCCCGCAGGCGGTCAGCAGGTCAGGAGCGCAGCAGGCACAGCCCACGCCGCCACCCTGGGCAGCAGGAGCGGGACAGCCCCGCAGGGCATGGAAAGACCCCAGCACAGCCACAGGAGCCGCGCCGGGGTGAGGTGGGTTATTCGGTTATAGGGGCTTTCTGCGCCCTTCTGGGCTTTCTGGGAGTTTCCGCAGGTTCGACAATAACCCCTTCTGTGCTTTCTGGAAGCTGTAAAGGGCTTTCTGCCCCTTCTGGGAGTTCTCCCGTAACCCCATAGGTATTTTCCAGATACTTCTGCTTGAGTGCTTCTGCGTCCTGCTGGTCACCCAGAGGGTTAGTGTTAGGCGTGAGAACAACTTCCTGCTGGTCTTTCATGCCGTCATAGTTCTTCTGCCAGAAGATACCCGTAACCGGGTTGACCTTGCCATCCTCCATGAGTCCTTCACGGTACATGGCGCAGAATTGTTGCACTTTTTTAATAAATTCGGTGCGCTTGGGGTTCGTCTGTCTACGCACAGTCCATTCATACACCAAATCCTTATTGATACCGATAGCAGCATACGCCGCCTGATTGCCTACCTTCATATCCCATTCTGCACACTTCTGTAGATACTTCTGGAAACGTCTTTCCATTTCCTCCACATCATCATGGTCAAGGGGTTCTGTAGGTAGAATAGCCTGCATGAACATGATACGCTTAGTATTGTACCCTTCTGGAAGGTCAGGGTTATGTCCCTGAATTATCGGGGAACTCTCCCAGGGTTTATTATCATCTTCCCGCGGCTTCCTGGGCTTCGTGTCCTTCGCCCCTTGTGTCCTTGCCATCCTGGGCTACCTCCTTCTGCGCGTTCTTCATCTTCTGGGCTTTTCTCTGGGCTTTCTTTTCCGCAGCGGCTTTCTTCTCCTTCTGCTCCCGTTCCCATCTTTCGACATAGCTTTCCATTGTAAAATCCTCCTTCTGTGATGTTTTGTAGAGCAAGTAGAGCAAAATCGTGTTTTGCTATAACTTCTTCTATATACGCGCGTACTAAGAGTAAATTATAGCAAAATGCTAAAATACTCTACATGCTCTACAGTTTTATGCTTAAACAGGCTTCAAGGACAGTCCACGGTATACTGTAACGCCGCCGCTCATAGCCTTTTCTGCATACCATTCAGGGTGTGCGGTCACTTCTGCATTGAATTTCTTCATGCTGCACACGTAGTAACCGTTGCTCTTGCACCAAATCTTATAGGTATCAAAGAGAGTCTTTGCTTTCGTGATAGCATCGTCCTTCTGCTCACACTTTTCCTCAAGGAATTGCAGCACAAGGTCATTGTCACGCTCATACTGTTTGACCACGGCTTTCATGTTATCATTCATCCGCAGACCAAAGCGGCGATACTTGAAGTAGCCAGCAATCAGCCAGGTAAAGATACCCTTCATCGCTTCTGGGCTTTCAAAGTAGTCCTTCAAGCCTTTGTCCTGTTCTGCATCGGTGAAGTGTCTGTTGAACTCAATGACACGCACACGGTCAGAAGCAAACAGACTCTTATCCTTTACAGCAGGCAGGTCATTACAGGACAGCCACATAGTAAACTGCGGTTTGTAGGTGATAGCACTCTGATACAGTTCTCGCGCGGTAATGTCCTCACCGCCCGTGTACTGCTTAATCGTAGCTTCATCCAGCTTACCCGCCGTATCAGACTCACTCATGGTGACCATGCGCTTACCCTTCAACTTCGCCAGCACAGGATTAGCTGCTTCTGCGTTCTTCGCGCGGTCACTGCGGCAAATGAGTTCAACCGGGGCAACGGTAGAGTAGTCACCCAGCAAGTGCTGAATTGCATCAAGCATGGTACTCTTGCCGTTTCTGGTGGTCTTACCATGCAGGATGAACATACATTCCTCCTTGCTGGTTCCCAGAATGGAATAACCCAGAGCGCGTTGCAGGTAGTCCGCTTTCTCATAATCGTTCTGGGTAACTTCCTGAATGAACTTCTCCCAACGCTCGCAGCGCACATCCTGTACACTGTACTCAAAGTTGGTCTGCATGGTCAGGAAGTCTTGCCATCTATGCTCACGGAACTCCATGCTCTCAAGGTCATAGGTTCCGTTCTTGCAGTTAATCAGATACGGGTGAGTATCAAACTGTTCTGCTTCAATACGCATACTGTCCGCAGCGTCCTTCATCAGTCGGTCACGGAAGCGGCGGTCACCCATCTTCGCCACGAAAGACATGTACTGCTTACGCTTTTCATCGTCAGCGATTTCACCACAGTACAACGCCATGAGTCGGATGAACTCTTTAATCTTGGCAGCTACCAGTAGGGAACCCACGTCCTTCTGCCATCTGCCAGAGTCATAGGTGAACCAGGACTTAGCTTCTGCACAGTAGCGGGTATCGTTCTGATAACACTCACTGAACAGGTCAGCCATGCCTGCTTCATCCCAGCTATACCCCGTGGAGTTCTCCTGATAGGGCAGTTCCGGGTGAACGGACTTGATGTAGTACATCTTCTTACTGATTTCCTCAGACGTGATGTAGCGTCCATTGGAAAGCTGAAACAATTCATCAGCCACGGTTAAACCTCCCTTCTAAGATTACTGCAAATTTGCTCAACCTCTTTGCGGTTCAACCGGGGTTTTGCCAGTGCAGCTTCCAGTTCGTTCAGCACATTCACCAGGGTATTGTGATACCCGTCTGCAATGCGCTCATAATCTTCTGGGTCAGTGGAGCGGTATTCTGCAATCACTTCATCGTACAGTTCTTCGCAGTCCCTACCCAGACGCTCATAGATAATCTTTTTCAGTACATCTTCTTCCGTCATCCCGGCAAAGACGTATTCAGTCGAACCATCATTCAGGTATAATGTTCGTGCCATGCCTACCCTCCATTTCTGCCAGTCTGAGAACCAGTTCGCGGACAGTCCACTTACCCACGCCGCCAGGGACGGGAGTACAGATACCGCCGTTCTGTTCTACCAGTGCTTTTGCAAGGTGCGACACATCGCCGCACAGTTTACCGTCATTGTCGCGGTTGATGCCTACGTCAATGACAACCATCTTCTTCCCGTTGTTCACGTAGTCCCGGAACACGGTTCCCCACTTACCAACCGCAGACACGATAATGTCAGCAGTGTAGCAGGCGTTTCTTCTGAACCATTCCTCTGTGAGGGAGTTCAGCACCGTCACGCTTGCGCCTGCGTCAATCATCAGGTTAGCAAGGGGCTTACCCACCAACTCACTTCTGCCCAGGATGACCACATTCTTGCCGGGGAGTCGGATGTGCTGCTCCTTCAACCAGCGCATGATAGCGCAGGGAGTGAGGGGCTTGTGTTCGCTTTTGGGGTTCAGCCCGTCAATGTCCATGTGTTCCGGGATGCTCCGCAGCACTACTTCCTTGTTGATATGGTCAGGAAGGGGAAGCTGTACCATGATAGCCCTGCACTCTGAACTTCTGCCAATCAGCGTGATTGCGTCCAGAACGTCCAGAGTGGTACAGGTTTCAGGCAGGTTAATGACTTCTGCGGTCATACCCGCCTGCATCACGGCTTTCACTTTGTTTCTGATATAACGGTCAGACGCGTCATTGTGTCCAACCTGAATAATAGCCAGCATAGTAGTTACCTCCTGTATCTTGTAACGCTGTCACATATCGTTTCCAACTCACGCTCATGCAGGGGTGGGGTGCAACATGTCTGGTTCACATAGCACAGTTCTCTAAATATTTGGTTTTTGCTGTAACCAGTATTGTGCATCGCCCCTGCAAGGGACGTGAGGGAAATGTTTCTGCCACCTGACAGAATTTCAGGGTAGTCAGGTCTGACAAAGACCTTGCCGCCCTCTGGCTTGCGGAACTGCGGGGAGTAGATTTTCTGCACCAGCGGCTTGCCGTTGCTGCTGGACTTTTCACCTTCCGGGAAATACTTCTGCACCACGTAGTCAATGGCTTCCTGGTTCTCAATGATTTCAGGGAACAGAATGACCTTGCCCGTCATAATGAAGAACCTACGCGCCCGGTAAATCTCTACGCCCTTGAGGTTGTTTCTCCCCGTGAAGGGGAGATTGCCCCGCAGCAGAATGTGTACGCCGCGTCCGCTTCTGGACTTCTCACTGTAGGAGTGGCAGGTTTTCATAATATCCGCACACAGAGGGGTCATAAGACCATCCTCAAAGCCTGCGTCAATATCAATACCTACCAGCCCAGTATCCGCAAACACAAAACCTATCTGGTCATAGTGACCGCCCTCCACCGCAGCCTGCGCCTGCTCAAAGGTAGCCCAGGTATCAGGTGCAGTGGAGGAAGCGGCTTTACGCTCAAAGGCTTTCATGGGGATTTTGGAACCGTCCCAGGTACACACCCACTGCTTCATATTCTTTAATTCATTAGGTATTCTGGAATAGTCCATAATCCCGTCCTCCTTATCTGATATGAATGTCCTTATTCACCCGTTCTTTGGTATCAGCATCGGTGAACTTCTGGTCACCCATGATTGACGCAACCACTTCATGCAGTGCCGCCAACCTCTTTGCATCTTCCTCAACGGAAATGGACTTGATGTACTCGCAAATCAACTTTGCGTCATTGATAGTCCAGTGCGGTACTCTGCCGCTACCAAACAGACGTTTTCCTACAGCATTGACCGTAGCCGGGGATAACCCTAACTCATAGGCAATTTCCGCGCTGGTGTATATGGTTTCACCCTTCGCGTTAATCATTGCCCGTACCTCCCGTAATCAGTTCGCTATAGGGCAGACTCTCCACCCATGCACAGAAGGTGTGCCATTCGGTCAGCTTGTGGTTCTTCCGGGAGTGGTAGATGTTCCGCAGCACCGCATAGTTCAGAAGCAGGGTGCGCTTCTGATTGTAGGAATTGGGGAGAAGCTGGATAAGACCACGCCAGTACCGCTTGTCCTTCGTTTCCAGATACTTATTACGCAGGTGTTCACAGTCAGCCACTACACCAATGAACATGTCCTTGAGGTCAATGCCAATGTCATCCATATAGAAATCATCCATAGAGAAGTCAGACAGTTCAATGGGCTTGGAAGTAATCTTGTGCATGGTAGAACAGGAGTTAGCCACGGTTCCCACCTTGTAGGTATCGTATTCCTTCCACCAGTAGAAGGGCGCGGTCACGTCCACGGTGACCAGCAGCATACGCATGAACTTACCGTGGTCACTGCCAGCCTTAACCAGACGCTTCATCAGGTCAAGGTCTTTCTCACCCAGGCAGTAAGTACGCTCCGCGCAGTCATAGGCGGGTTCATGCTGGTTTTCTACCATAGGGCAATCCTCACCGTTGCACCAGTGGCTATCAGACTTATCCCAACTGTTCAGGGGATTTCTCATACCACGGATAGCAGCTTCCCAGCCGCTCACATCCGCTTTCTCAATCTTAATCATGGCTTGCTTTCTCCTTTCTGTAGAGTCCCATGTACTCCTTGTAGTCCATGCCCTCCATGTCAGCCGCATGGTGCAGGGCTTTCTTCTTATCAGTGAAGCGGCGGGAGAGAGGAACGCGTTCCTCTCCTACCCGGCACACATAGTAGCGGTTGCTACCCTTTTCTTTGGATACGGTGTATTCCAGCATCACATAGACCTCCGTTCCGCGATTTCAGCCATCTTCGCAGCGTTCAGGCGGGTATCCCCGTGAACACGGGAATAGGACAGATAGCCATTCATGCGGTCAATCTTCGTCAGGTTGGTACTGCCACACTTAGGGCAGGTATCCATCTCAAGCTGCTGGTGACCGCAGTCATCACAGTAGGCAAGGGACAGGTTCACGCCCTCATAGTAGCCCAGCTTCATTGCGCGGCGCACAAGGGTACGAACTGCGTCAATGTTGTAGCTGACGGGATAGCGGACATACTGGATTTTGCCGCCGTTGCATAGGTTCCAGAACCGTCCTTCCAGGTCTTGCTTCTGGATAGGGGTCAGTTCCTCCGTGACATGGCAGTGGAAGGAATTGCTGACATAGGGCTTATCGGACACATTCTCAATCACGCCGTACATCTTGCGGAACTGCTCAACCTGCAATCCGCACAGGCTTTCAGCGGGAGTGCCGTAGATAGCGTACAGCCAGCCGTCCTCTTGCTTGAACTGGTTCACCTTCTGGTTGATGTACTCCATAACCTCAAGGGCGAACTGACCATCTTCTGCAATGGACTTGCCGTTGTAAAGTTGCTGCAACTCATTCAGGGCAGTAATGCCAAAGGATGCAGTCATGGGTTTCAGCAGGGACTTAATCTTATCGGAGGGCTTGAGATGACCGCCGTACAGACCACCTTCGCAGAACTGGATAGGATTGACGCTTGCCCTCATTTCACCCAGATACTCATAGGTACGCTTGTGGACGTTCCTAATCATTTCCAGATAGTAGTCCAGCACCTTGTAGAAGTCAGTGCTTTCCTGACGGGCTTTCGCCAGTATCATAGGCAGGTGCAGGCTGACCGCTCCGATATTGAAGCGTCCCACGAACACGGGCTTGTCATCTTCATCAGCCGGGGTCATGCCGCCACGCTCATACCACGGGGACAGGAACGCTCTGCAACCCATAGGGGATACCACGCGTCCGTACTTCTTGTACATCTCTGCCACATAGCCGTCACCCGTCAGGGACAGCCAGTCGGGGTACATGGTCTTTGCGCTGCACTGGATACCAGCTTCAAACACATCCTCATTGATACAGCCCTCACCGTGAAGGTTCTTGTCATAGAGGAATACCAGCTTGGGGAACAGGACAGGCTTCTTATTACCCGGCTTACCCTGACCGTTCTGGTGAACGCGCAGGAAGGTCTTGCTTGCCATCTTACCGAAAGCATCAGTAGCCAGACCAAAGGTCATTGCCACAAAGGGATAGTCACCACGGGAACTGCCCACGGTGTTCAGCTTCATTTCAATGCCCTGGAACCCCTGCTCAAAATCACGCTGGACTTTGTTCATGGCGTATTCCTTGCTCTGCTGCTCTGCGGTATGGTAGTCAGCCATCAGACGGAAAGCCATGTCCATGTATTCCTCACGGTACTTGTCATAGGACTTGACCGCGTAGGGAGAGAGGATTTTGTCAATCTCCGGGACAGTGAACCCGCCGTACTGCTGGGATGCAGTAGCCAGGATAATGTCACCCAGCACATCAAACGCCGTGTCAAGGGACTTGGGTTCGTTGTACCAGACATTGCCCATCTCAAAGCCGCCCTGCATGATGGTTCCTACATCGCACAGGCAGCAGTTGATGGTATCCAGTCGGGCAGACTGGTCATGGATGTAGATGTAGCCATCCTTGCAAGCCTGCAACTCGTCCTTCGTCATAAAGAAGCGGCGGTACAGACGCTTGTTGAGTTCGTTGAAAATCAGACAACGCTTCGTGGCTACCAGTGCGGAGTCCGTGTTCGCGTTTTCCTTGTCACCGATAAAGCGGATGGACTGACTCTTGATGTAGACTTCATCCATCAGGTGAACAAAGTCCTTTTTGTAATTGCGGTAGTCCTTGTAGGACTTCGCAACCTTCGGGTTGAAATCCTCAAGAACCTGCTCCATGATGTTGTGCATCTCACTGACAGGGATTTCCTCAAGACCCTGCTGCTCAATGATACGGATGA